TACCGTACCTATTAATGTTCCCGGCGAAACATACCGTGGTCTTGAACTTCAAGCACAATATACACCGGGCACTGGTACATTTACCGAAGGTGATGATGTAGACAGTTCATCTGTGCCCGGCTATACATCACGTGTGTTATCTGTTAATACAACAGATACTTATGTAATGTTAACAGACCAACAAACATCGTTGAAATCTATCGGAAATGGAAATTCAATCGAAGACGAAGCTGGTGATGATGTTACAATTTCTGGAACACCAGTATCCATCGTTTCTCCAAAGGCTTCGCCATTTGGAACCTTTACAGGTACGGTAATATTCGGAGCGCAAGGTGTTCTTTACATTAACCCCCACACATCCGATACACAGAACTACATTCTTACAGATGACAATGGTACACAGCGTACACCACCTAACACGGTTTCGTTTGTTGTAAATAACACTATTGCATTAGATAGAATTCTTGTTGCACGTGATACTGGTACTGCTGGTGTTATTGACAAAGACCAATTTGGTGGTTTGGATGGAACAGATATTATTGGTGATTTAACACTTACAGCGGCTGGTACAATTGATACGGAAGTTGCTACTTCTGGTTTTGTGCGTGTAGTTGAAACATCACTTCAAGAAGAACACCACTATGAATATGATTCATATACTTCTGGTGCGGGTGGTGCTTTCGCATTACGTGACGTAAATGAAGGTACGGGTGTTACCACAATAGGAACCGCTACTTTGGGCGTTGCCGCATTAATTGATACTACGGCTACGTTTGCATCTGCACCCGTGGTTGAAGTTGGTATGTTAGTTCGTAATACAACTGCTACTAAACTACATCACGTATGGGAAGTTGTATCAGTAGATAGTGATACACAGCTTACTGTTCGTCAATTATATGGTCCATTTGATGTTGACCAAGATTGGGATGTATCAGACACATATACAATCAACACAGTAATCGGCGACCACGCCGCTTCACCAACAGCATATACCGTTTCGGATGACTTATTCGACCTGTATATCGACGAAGAAGCAACTGGTAGTTCTGTATCAAATACCTTCGTAAAAATCTTAACAGCGAACTATGACGTTGTTGTTAACGTTAGACAAGGTAAGGTTATCCTTCCATTTACACAGAATCCAACCATGGGTGACAGTGGTGGTTCGGTAACAGTGGTAAGGGCTGACGATACTATTGCTACTTAATAGTAGGTAAACCCCACTAAATCAAAGCCTCGGACATAGTTCGGGGCTTTTTTTATATCATAAATACCTTAAAATACTATAAATATAATTAACGTTCACAAGAGGTTACAATCCAATGAAAGAAAGAGGCAATATAGGCGTTACGGGTGTGGGGTCGATTAGGCTCGGTGATATGAAAATAGGTGATTTGCCGATTGCCGAAGGCGCTATCGCAAAACAACAAATGCCACTAGCGGAAGACACAGAGCGTCAAAATGAAATTAAAAATATTCTTGCTGGCTATCCTAAACAATCAGTAGTATATCTCGAATCTCGCATAAGCGAAGCAGAACAGAATATCATACGAATAAATGATATGAAAAGTCAACAAACTGCAATGGTTAGTGAATACACTAGCCAGATATCATTGTGTAAATTTCGCGATGATGAAATTAGTAGAATTTCGGAAGATGATGATGACCGTGAAGCAAAAATGAAAGACCTATTTAAGCGGTTTCCGCCATACAAGGTACCTGCAATGGAGCAGCAAATAATCCAAAGCAGCGAAGCCATTGAGCGTGCGGATGGGGTTATTGCAAAAGAATATACAAGCATCGCAGAACTGCGAGAAATAAAAGGACTGTGCGTCCAACGCGATATGAAATTGCGTTATCTGGGTGCGGAAGTAGTAGGTTAATATATGGCAACACGCGATGATGTTATTGTTGATTACGCCCCTATAGTTAGAATAGCTGTAGTTGATGCGCCGTCGCAAGAATTTATCATCCAAGATATTGTAGATACACTTCGAAAACGCGAGGATACCTTTCAAGGTCAATCCAGATATAAGTTATTAGATGCGTCGGGTAAGGAAAATCTTGGTGGTGGTGTATCGGTAGGTATTACTGCTGATTTATTAAACACTCAAATAGCATTTGAAGGTAGAACCGACCCTGCCCAAACAGGAACAGTAACCACAGCAAGTTTACCACCAGTTGGTAATAGTCCATCACGTATAGATGGACTTATAGATTTACATGACACAAATGCAGCGTTTACGACTGGGGACATTGCGCGTGGGTCTTTAGTAATCAATTTTACAGACCAGAGTATTGCAGAAGTATATGAAGTAGTATCCGATATACGTATAATCACAAAAACCCTTGTTAATGGCATTGACAACTCTTTTGATATCGGCGATGTGTATCACATTTTTAATATTGTCCAGTGTGAAATTATTGGCGGAAACATTGTTGGCACCGATTTATTAGGCAATGAATTAACGCCAATCACACCGACGGCGTTTACACAAATTATTCGTTCTGCATCATCTTCCGCAACAATTATTGGTGGTATCCCAGCAGCAACAGATAATGCCCAAGCAGTTTGGGAATATCAAGTTAATGGTGTTGTTGCTAATTCTATGGGCGAGATACAAAAACGTTCAGCGTTTGGCGACCACGTTCACGTAAGTCTTAACGAGGGTCTTGATGGTACCGCGTATCCACTTGGAACTCACGGACATCCAGTAAAAACTATCGCAGATGCGGCAACAATTGCAGCACGAGAAGTTATTGCTGACATATGGATAGATGAGGACATTACAGTATTTTCTACGGACAATATAGATGGTTTCACTTTAATTGGACCGAATGCTATAAAATCGCAAGTCACTATTGAGGCGGGTGCCTCTACACAACTAACACGATTTAGGACTTGTAACTTACAAGGAACGCTGGGTGGTAGAGTTGCTCTATCGAACTGTGTTGTTAATTCGCTTGAAAATTTCGAAGGTGCGATGATTAATAGTGTCATAGAATCTGGTGGTATAAAATTAAGTTCAACAAATAATGCAGTATCGTACATCTTAGATTGTTATTCTGGTGTTCCCGGTAAGGGGGCGCCCGAAATTGACTACGACGATACGACACATAAATTAGCTATTCGGGCGTTTACTGGTGGTCTTAAATTTGTAAATAAAACACAAGACACACCAACCAGCGTCGATTTTATATCTGGTCAATTAATATTGGATGGTAGTGTAACGGCAGGCGAACTTGTAGTTCGCGGCGTCTATCATTTAGAAGATAATAGTACAGGCACACCGGGTATTTCGTTTGTACAAAATACCAATCTTGATAATATAGAAATTAAGATTGACAATATGCAGGTTGATGTGGATGCGATAGAAGTTACTGTAAGTAACATATCATTAGTTGTAGATGACCTTATTAAGTATCAGAGAAATAAAAGTGTTATTGACCCTGTCAATTTCACCTTAACAATTTATGAAGATGATGAAGTTACACCATTGACAGTCTTTGACTTGAAAGATGCTGGTGGTGTTGGAAGTGTCATCAGTATTTTCCAGCGAATTCCAGTATTAGGTTCACCATAAAATGGCTGGTGTAACGCCGGGAATTATTACAAATGGTTTAGGCGGTAATCATACTAATATGATTCTTGGATTCTTTCATTTAGGTCCACTTCAAATCATAATTGGTTCACCACCGATTGGTTCACCACCGATTGGTTCACCACCGATTGGTTCACCGCCAACAGGCTCGCCAGTTATTCCACCAATTGAACCACCGGGCGGCGGTGGCGGAAGTGTTCATCCACGACCATTTTGGCCAGACCAAACAAAGGATTGGGATGATGATATTCCACGAACAATTACTATTCGGATTACACATAAGAAAAAGGTAACTAAGCAAAACCCGTGATATGATAACTATCAAGGTGGCAAACATGAAGAATAAGTTTGCTAAAATTGTTGTCAAATTTAAGGGCGATAAAGAATAATAACGATAAATACATGAACCACTGGAGAATTTAACATGACCGAATCAATATCAATAGTCAAAACCCGCGATAATGAGCTGGAATTTGATATTAATATTACTGGCGCCCAAAAGAAGGAGCCTGTGGTACGCTTGGTTATTGAAGACAGAAAGGTTCATTATTCCTTTGATTGTACAAATCCAGATGGCGATAAATGGTTAGTTGGCATTCCACCATTACCACAGCTTACAAGAAAGGCATATCCCTTTAGGTTAGAAGTTATCATCGATGGATACTTTTTTGAACCTTATAGAAAAACGATGTCTGTTATTCCAGAACCCGTCGTTAAGTCTGGTAAGGTTGCCGAAAAGCATCCAGAGACACCCGTCGTTAATAAGAAGAAACCTGTGGCACCTAAGAAGAAGAAAGTTGTCAAGAAGCGCGCAGAAGCAAAACCAGTTAAGAAAGTGGTTGCCAAAGAAGAAGTTTATATTCCACCAGAAGCACCGGTTGTTGTCGAACAACCAATAGAATCAGAAGATAACTTTGCTGATATGGCAGCTGCTTGGATGAATAGAGACAAGCCTGTAATTAGTGAACAGGACAAAAAGGTTAAAGGTCTTATTAAGGATGCTTTGGAAGTAAAACCAAAAGTAGTAGAAAGCGTTCCTGTGATTGTTCCGAACGTTCCTGAAGAACCAACAATCAATCCTAACGATATTAAAATTAAAGCTATTTTAGATTCATCTAAAATTAAGTAACCATCTTAGCCTGCTTCAAAGCTTCAACCGTCTGTAGTAAATGTTTACATAAACCCGGAACGCGTTTAATATTTGATGGTCCTCTTGTAGAACCCGGCACCTTTTTGTAAGGTGGTGGTGCACGACCAGCCAAGCTGGTATCTTTTGCATTATACGATTTAAACCTATAGAAGAAATCCAAACAATTACAATTAACACGTGCTGTATTTTCGGCAAGGTTGATTGGCTGCATGTTATATTCTTTGCCATCCTTCGCAGTAAATGTTATGTTGGTATCTGTGCTTTCATCTTCATATACAACATTATTAAAAATTATCGCAGTCGTATAATCGGCTTCATTTTTGTTGGCTTGTGCGTGGTGGTTAGGTGGCGAGTGAACGAGGGCACTCACGTTTAAATTTTTGGTACCGACATATGGCAAGTACACCATTTCCTTAACAGTAAGGGGTTGTGTAGCGTGTTGGCGTTTCGTGGTAGATGGCAAGAAGCCCTGTGTGTTCTGGTCAAGATTCTGAACCGTAGAACGTTCAGCAAGTAATTCCAATTCTTCTAGCTGGTCGTTGATTCGTTTGCCGCGTATTATTTCAAATTTAAGTTCCATGGTGTATTTATCCATGGAAAAAATAAAAGCCCAATAAGGGCTTTTATTTTGTAAGGTTACTATCTACAACATAAATGTCGTCGAATTCGCCACAGGAAGGCAGTGACGTGGTATTGTACTGGCGCCGCACCGCTTCTTCTGGTACATTCTTGTCTTCACGCGTGTGTTGTCGATTAATAACCTCTTGTAAGGATATTGGGAAAACAACACCAATTGTGTAGTAGCCAGCTTGTCGAGCCTGACGAATGTAATGTGCGCGGCGTTTCTTTGAAGTGTTGGTATTATCTACCACAACATCATTGCCTGATTTAAGCATTGTCGCGTATTCTGCATTTGCCTTGTTCATGAAACCCTTATCTGCGCATGCTTGTGCAAACGCTTCCTTGTAGTCGTCAGGTGCGTACCATTCAAGGCGGAAGCGGTCTAATGAAAAGTGTTCCATTTCACCACCCACCAAGTTATAGAACGATGACTTACCCGAACCCGACGCGCCGATAAGCATAAACAATTTTGGCTTAACGTCATAACCATCAGCTTCGATAGGTTCATCGACATCGTCAACTTCGTCACAAAGCGTATCAAACTCTTCACACCAAGCATTTACCTTCGCGCGTTTTTCTGTAGCGTCGTCGGATATTCTGCCCCATGTATCAGCTTTTATTAATGCTACAAACGCATCGTTACCAGCAAGGATTTGATTAGCAGTTAACGCTAACATTCTACGCTTCTCTGTCTTCTTGATATCCCATGGAAGATGATTTTCTATCATCCAACCAGTACGGTATATATCCAATGGTTTGAAGTCAAACCGACGTTCAAGCATTATCCAATTTTCTACAGCCCATGTTTCCCACAGCCGAGCTGAGATTAACTCGTGACCGCCGTAACGGTAGTACACGCCGCGTTCTGGTTTGAATGCTTCAGTACGTGCTTCTGGTTTGCCAACGTCGTGGAATGCTGCGGCGAATGCGCCACAAAGGTCAATGTTGTCCCAAGTGTTACCACCAAGGGCAAGCGTCAAGTACTGCGCCACAACCATGCGGGTATGGACAGCTACTGTGCTTTCGCGGTGCCAAGGGGAATCTTCGCAGACGTTGTCCATGTCTGTAAACAGCACGGTATCTGCGAATTCATTGTGGAACCAAGTTATAAATTCTGTTTTTAAATCGTTCATATAGCGAGTATATATGATTTTAACCTAATTGTCAACCCCTAGAATAACATTGGTAGGGAATCATCTGCGTCGGGGTCATCATAACCTCCTTCGTAGCCGTCCCAATCATCTTCGCCCCAATTATCTACATTGGCAGAATATAGCTTCTCATACGCTGTCATTTCGTATGTAGCGATTTCTTCTAATATCCTGATGACGATTAAGATAGATGATATAGAATCGTCTGTGGCGCCTATCTGTGCGGCGTATGCGCCTTTAGAGCGAACGTATGACTTCATTTCAGTCAGCGTATGCCAAGAATTGATTGTCATGTGATTCTTTTCGACAAGTTCCTTAAACGACACACAGTTCTTCATCTTACTTTTAGCTGTGGTTGTGAAACCCAACTTGTCCTTGCCCGTTTCGGATATGAATTCTGCTGATATTTCAATACACCATATAGTTTAGATGTGGACATGGTGTTCTTGCGATATTCACCGACCTGTATTAAGGACGGGAATTCAAATATGTTGATGACACTGTAGTCTTCGCCATTACCCGACGACGGGTCAACACCAACTATGTACGTTCCTGTTGGTTTGATGCGGTCGTAGAACTCTACACCATGAATGTCAAATATAGGTTTAACTTTCTCTAAACGGGTCGATAAGTCTGCTAAGAATATCGAATCGATTAACTGCTGGTCAGAAGATAAGAATTCACATTCATACTCTTGGCGCCAGCGGCGTTCGCCGATACGACTAATTTCTTCCCGTTTGAATTTTGCATCACGATTTGGTGGTTCATCCCACGCAACGTAAATTGGTATATAACCATTCGCGCCGGGGCCGCCGTCAATTGAATCGGTGTTCGCTGCGCGCCAAACAGACGAATAGATATCCAAGTCGCCGTTTGGTGTAGATGTCATAATACAACTACCACCAGTTGAAAGGGTAGGTGATATCGATGTCCAAAATTCATTTTGGATGTTTGGTTTAACGAAAGCGAATTCGTCAAGGAACAATAATGAAATAGCCATACCACGACCAGAGTTTTCTGATGTGGCGGTTGACACGATACGTGAACCATTATCAAATGCGATTTCGTGTTTGTTCCAGCCATCGTCTTTAACGCCAGCCTTCAACCAGAAAGGGAGTTCTTCATACGCGTAACGAATACGCAAAATCATTTCCATGGCGTTATCGTTTTTGTTAGCAGCAATAAGGATAGTTTTATCTTTATTGTACATCGCGAACCACAATAAGTACGCTGCCGATGTTACAGACTTACCAGTTTGACGTGCCGATAATACGACAGTATATCGTCCTGCCTGATAAGCTCGAATCATTTTTTCTTGATAGTCATAAAGGTTAAATTTAACTTTACCTTTTATTGGATGTTGAACGTAAACGTAGTTCTTAATAAAATAGACGGGGTCGCGCTTACATTTCGCAGATTCAAGTATCTGCTCCATTGTATATTCTACGCGGGTGTGTGCGGTTCTTAATCGTTCGTTTTGTTTTCTTGCCATGATATCATCCTTGATATAATTGACTTAATCATTAAGCCCTTAGTTGTCTGGTACTATCTTTATTGCCGTGAAAGAACCTATACCGTTAGCAGCATCGGAAAACATATCACTAAAAAATTCTGAACCATCGCCCGATGATACTATGATAGCTTTACCACCATGTGCATATATTGATGGCATTATCGAAGTAATCACATCTTCCTTTGAACGCATCTGCGAAAAATTATCCAAAAATACTGTGTCGAGGCGGATGCCACGAAACGAATGAGGCGATGACGATACTGCCATAAACGTACTACCGTTCGCAAATTCTATCCGATGTTTATTGTTTACTACCATCGGATTATACTCGCGCATCCATCGTGGCATTGTCATGTACGTGTGACGGATTGACTGTAAATTATCCGCTGCCAGTTCTATCTTGTTTGCCGTAAATAATTGTGTTTTGTTTTGAAAGAAGCCTTCCCAAAAAAGGAATAGGGTTGTCGTGAGGGATGAGCCAGCTTGTCTTGCGGCTGCTACGATTGTATTACCTTTAGCTATCGCACCAATGTATTCTTCTTGGAATGGGTGAGGTAGAAACGGTACCGTGCCATGCTCATGGTGAGCGCAGTTTACATACCGACGCATGAAATATATTGGGTCTTTTTCACACAATAATAATTCTTTTTTCAACCTTAGTCTTTCTAATAATATTTCTTTCATAATAGTATTTACTTTAAGAATGAATTAGGTTACCAATCTATTCTTTTGGTTCTATGATGTTACCAGCTTCAAGTTGGTCCATTAATTCTTGATGACTACCCATGAAAACATTATTATTAGTTACGTTCTTGGAAGCAGTTTTGTGTTTAGTGACATCGTTTTTATCTTTTTCTTTTTTCTGATTAGCCTTTTCTTTAACGGCATGAAGGGCGGAGTTTAATGCTTGCATAGCAACTTCCATATTTCTTGCTTTGTACTTACCTTCAACAACTTCGGCTTCGGCACACTGGTCTTCGAATGCTGCCATGGCGGCGTCATAGATTTCCTGAAACTGTCCTTCAATTTCTTCATCCTTCTCGTCATACTGTTCTGTTTCGGCCAACTCAGTTGTGCGTTCGGTTTTTGTCGTGATAGTAGTACACGGTTCAATATCAAACGATTCTTCTAATGGGTGTTCCATTAATGTTTCAATTTCTGTTCTGTTAGTGCTCATCTAAATATATCCTTTTCTGATAATACTTTCCAATTAAAACCGTATTTATCACAGTAAAGTTGCGCCGAGCGCCACTTTGCCATATTAACAGACCAAGTAATTGCTTCGTATAGTTGGGTCTTTTTAGATTTGCCGCGCGTAGTAGGCTTTCTGATTTGCTTTTCGGGCTTCACCTCGATGAGGTCTTGAATTATTTTTCCAGAAGTGCGATTAATATATTCTACATAGAAGTCTGGATAATATTTATGCACCCTACCTGTTGTTGGTTTAATGTATGGTATTGATATAATTTCAGAACCCCATCTCTTAACCTGCGTATTGTTATCAAGGAACTCCATAAAGTCCTTTTCCCAAGACGAACGGAATACGATTTTCTTTAAGTCACCGACATATTTTTTGGGATTTCGAGGATTAAAGAAACCTTTACTATGCCCATCGGAGGATTAAAGAAACCTTTACTATGCCCATCGGTTTTCATTAGATAACGCCCCTCTTAGCGGCTGCCGTGAATCCATTTACCAAACCGTCATCTTGTGGCTCTGCGGCGGAATAGACTTGTCCTTTTGTTTGGTCAACAAAGTCGCCTGCTTCTGAGAACGCAGCATCTGCTCTTGAAGAAACGGCAGTGGATGCACTAGCAAACGCACCAGAAACGGCGGATGTTGCACTATCAATAGTGTCATCAAACGCCGCAGTAGCAGTATCAACCGCATACTGTAATCTACCACCAGCCTTCTCAACAAGACTTTGTTCATCAGTAAGTGGCATTTCAGTAAGACCACCCGCAGCTTCATCGGCGGATGGA